CGCAGTGCATTCACCCTGTGCCGGGGTCCCCTACTGGATGTGCTGGGCGGGGTGGAGATCCCCGAGGCGGAACGGCGCACCAAGGCACAAGCGTTCATTGACGCGTTTTGGGGGGTTTACCCGGACTACTACCAGTGGCAGCGGGACCGGATGGACGAAGCGCTGACCAACGGAGAGTTGACCACCCCGTTCGGAAGGAAGCGGCACTGGCAGTTGATCACGTGGCAGAATAAGCACGAGGTGCAGAACCAAGCATGTAATTTCCCCATTCAGTCAACGGCTTCGGATATGTGTTCAATGGCGTTGGTCAAGCTTGAAACCGCACTCAAGGGTATCGGCTTCCCCCTCTATACGGTGCATGACGAGGTAGTGACTGAGATCCGTGAAGATCGTCTCGAACAAGGGATCGACATTGTCCGCAACGTAATGGCGGAACCGTTGTTCGACACGAAGGGGGTCGGATTCGATGTCTCGGCGAAGGTGGGATCGAATCTGGGCGACGTGAAGGACTGGGCTTCGGTATGATATATCCACGGATCGGTGACGATGAAGACGCTTGAGGTACCTGATCACTTGTTCGATGCTCTCTCAGCGATGGTCGAGACGTTCGTCCGGAAGGGACAGGACTACTCAACGAGTGACGATGCGTGGGCGTCAAACTTCCATGCCACGTCTGAGCACTTCGGTATTCACCCGTGGGAGGCGGCTGACTTCAACGAAGTGCAGAAGCTAGCGCGCCTGTCCGCCCTTCGACACCGTGGTAAGTCACCGAGTAACGAAGCGGTTACGGACACGTACCAAGATAAAGCGGTGTACGCACTGATTGCGTATGCACTGCTATTGCACCACACCGCAATCGCGCACCCTAGTGGCGAAGGAGAGTACGCCGTAGTGGTCGGACCTCCCGCAACCGTTCTCGGTGGCGGCGGGGGAAGTGGCGCTCCCGGTCCTTCGCACGGTGGACCCCGCGGCTGAGCTGCCACGTTGACAACTCGCAGTGCCTGGTTGTACCGGCCCGCGTCCTGAGCTGGGGCTATGCCAGCTTGACACCATCTGCGCGACCCTGTAGACTGGATGCATGACCACCACCGCGACAGAGGCCCCCGCAACGAACTGGGGCTGGCAGGACCAGAATCGACCTGCCGGCGTCATCTGGATCGCGGGCACGCTCGAGGATTCGTTTACCCGGGTCAGCCGATTCGGAGGCCGATGGATTCTCGTATCAGCTAACCCCGCCAGTGAGTACCGGCGCGTAATGCGCGAAACCGAAAGGAGCACGTCAGATGCCCGCTAGGGTTAAGACCGTGAAGGCGATGAAGCCTTACACCTGCACGAAGTGCCACGACCCGATCGAGAAGGGCGAGACGTACCGCTACTTCAAGCCCGGGTTTCGCGGGAGGATCAAGGTCCGCCGCTGCCTGAAGCCGGAATGCGCACCACGGCGTTCCGAGCTCGAGGACAACAAGCTATCCGCGGTGTACGAGGCACAGGAGGACGCCGAAACGAACATCCGTTCCCTCAAGTGGGACGACTCGGTACCGTGGGAGGAGCAGTTCGGCGATATCGAATCCGCCCTTCAGGAAGCCGCGGGGGCCGCCACGGATGTCGCTGACGAGTACGAACAGGCGATTGACGGTCTACCGGCGATGAACGAAGACCGCTTCGGACCGTGGCGCGACGCGCTAACCGATTGGGCCAACGAGCTCGAGTCGTGGAGTGCGCCGGATGAGCCCTCCCCCGAACCGGAAGGCGGTTCCACCGAGGAGCGCCGGGAGTGGCTGCAGGAGTGCAACGAGAAGTTCGATACCGCGATAGAGGACGCAATCGAAGTCCTCGGCAACCTAGAGGTGTGACATGGCGTACCAAATCTGCTGCGTAGATGGTGTCTGCACGCTGCCGGATGCGCAGTGGCACGGGAAATACGGTGGGGTTAACAACCACCACTGTAAGTGTCGTCCCTGCCGGGACGCACACGCCGAATACTACCGGATCGGTCCGGGTGCAGCGGCGATTAAGCGCTACCGAGTCAAGCTGGCGGAGAAGGGTCTCACGCTCGATAGAAGATTGCCGCGCACAAAGCCGTACAAGCCACGGACACGCTGAGCCGGTACAACCAAGAGGAAAGGCAACGAAATGCCCGCGATGAGCAAGAAGGATCAGACCGAGCGCGTGGAAGCCATTGCCGCACTGCTGCGGAAGGCCGAAGCGGCTGGCACCCCCGAGGAAGCCCAGGCCTTCTCGGACGGCGCAATGCGGCTGGCCAAGAAGTACGAGATCGACCTCACGATGGCCCGCCAGGCCGCCCGCGACCCGAACTCGGCACTGCGACAGACCGATGCGCGAAAGCGTACGGCGCAGGAGGAGAAGGACAAATACGAGATCAAGCTCGGCCGGCCGAAGATGCAGCAGATGCAACTGGCCGGTGTCGTGTTCCGATTCGCCGGGTGTTACCTACTGAGGTGGGGCACCGGCAACACGCTCAAGCTAGTCGCGTTCGGGTACACCTCGGACATCGAGACCGGCAAGATGCTGTGGGAGTCGCTTAACCGGCAGGCCATTCTCCAGGCCGCGGTGCGTTACCGCAGTCATGTCGAGGAGCGTGACCTTCTCGGACGCCCCGCGGAGGTGGAGCGTACCTTCCGCCGCGGGTTCTGGGCGCAGTTCGCGTATGTCGTGGAGGGCCGGTTCAACGCCATCTCCCGCGAGGTGACTGACTTCGCCGATGCCGCCACTCCCGGCAGCGCGTTGGCGATCCGCTCCAAGGAGGACGAGATCCGGTCCTGGGTCGACCAGATGTTCGGCGTCTCGACAAAGACTGCCCGGCGTACCCGCGGGTCGAAGTCAATGGCCGGGTATTACGCCGGTCAGCAGGCCGGCCGAGAGGCCGATCTCGGCTTCAAGAAGCTCGATTCCAATCGCTCGGAACTGGAGGGGTGACCAGCCACAGATGCCCGGTACAACCCTGCCTGACCCGTCAGCATTCCGGTGCCACTGACCCCGCGAATGGGATGGGCCCGGTTGACAGGTCAGGCAGGTTCTGGTAGGCTGGAGTGTCCGAGGAAAGGGGGCGGTCCCCGATGACCGCTAGAAAGACCCGCCGCGCCACGGCGGGTGTGAGCATGCGCACTATGAAGCGGCGCGCCGCGAAGAACGAAGCCGCGCTGATAGCCCGCAAGCGGAAGTCCAGCCGCGACGAGCCGGAGACAAAGGCACAGGCCCGGGCGTTTGAGCGTAAGCGCCGACGCTATCGCCGTCTCGGGCTATGCCACCCGTGTGCCTCCCAAGCCGCGTGGGGGCACCAGTGCGGCTTTCAGAAGATCAACGACCCGTGCGCCGAATGCCAGCCGATCGTAAAGGCCCTGCCAACGCCCGGGCCGAAGGGTTCCCCGTGGCGCAAGTGTCTAATCCGTCTCGAGTACATGACACGTGCCGAGGCGCGGGAAGCGGGATTGATCGCATAGCCCCAGCTCACCGCGGTCGTGCCGGTACAACCCAACTTGCCGGCGCGCCGCGGTGTCTGCTAGACTGGATGCATCACCCAGAGACGAGGAACCATGACAGACACTGAGGCAATGCGCCGTGACTTCGCGACGTTCATGAACACCGGCGAAGTGGCGATGAATGACCTGGACGTCATCCAGGAGATTACCGAGGAGATGGAGTCCCGCATCGCGGAGGGCGACACCATTTCGTTCCCCGAGGCCCTTCAGGACTACTACGGTAACCTGATGGATGACCTGCACGATTCCGCCGGTGACCGCGAATACCAGGCGGCGCACTTGGAGCGGATGGCCATTGTCGAGAAGTGGGCCGCCGCGTTCACGAACCCCGAGGCGGAATTCGCCTTCACCGAATACACCCTGACCGACAAAGCGCCGGAGATCGTGTGGTTCTTCGGGGATGGAGAAGTGGCCCGATGATGACCGAGTATGACCGCAACGGCAACCCGATTGCGTGGCTGAGTGCCGAGCGCGATTGCTCGCACCCGCTATGCCTGATCGCCATTCGCGAGGGCCGGGACGTGCATATCATTCCGCACCCGGACGACCCGCGGGCCGCCGAATTCACGCTGGCCCTGCCGGAGTACCACTTCGAGGCCGAAGAGGACGCACTCGCGGCCCTCGAAGAGGCGTGGAACACCGCCATTGTCGCGACAACCGCGGATGAGCGTGACGCGGCCTATACCCTCGGAGTGCCCGTGAAGATCGCGAAGGGAGTTCGCCGGCCATGACCACATTCAACGCGTTCGAGGACGTGCCCCGGACCGATACCGAAATGCGCGAGTGGCTGCAAGAGGCCGTGATCGCGTTTAACGAACTGCCCACTCTCGGAATGGATTCGTACCGGGATGCCGGTCTGATGACGTACAACGAGGGCCTGGTGTTCCGGTTCGAGAACGGCGCCGAGTTCCAGGTGCAGATCGTGCAAAGCGGAACCGCCGATGAAGAGGAAGATAGCGATGACTGACAAGGTCGACAAGTGCCCGTATTGCGAGGGCACCTATCCGCACGTGGGACCTACGGGTTGCCTTCCGGACCCCGCGGTTACTGCCTACAAGGCGCGCCAGGCCGGTACAACCAGGAAGGGGTCCGAGATGTCGGAGCAGTTCTCGATTGCCGTGTACGGAGAGAACGGTAAGGCTGTCGCGTTCCGACAGGTCAATGCATACGGTCCGTGGGCCGCGGTACAGCAGCTAATGAAGCGGATATCAAGTGGCGATCCCGGGTACGGATTGACCACCGCGACGGCACCGACAACCATTCCGGCCCCCGCGGCACTGCGAAAGGTATTCGTGGTGCTCAGTCTCGAGACCGACCCGGACCGAATCGAGTTCGGTGAGGTAAGGTCTGTCAGTGTCACCTCTGAGCCACCGGCACTTGTCGAGTCGCACCACCAGGTGTACGAGGTTGACGTGGACGGCAAGGCCACGGCATACCGCACCAACTAGGAGGAACGATGACCATTGACGAAGCCATTATGGCTATCCGGAGCACCTGGCCGGCTATTCCGGAGATCTCGGAGCCCAAGTTGCGGAGCATTCTCGAACGGCTTGTGGATGCTCCGAAGATATGCGGTCAGCGCGCCTGGCCGTACACCGAGAACAACGTGTGCGTGCTAAAGCCGCACAGCAGTGGCCGGCACAAGGACGCGATGGACCGTGAATTCGACGTAGGGGGATATCCCCGGTCCCGGTGATTCGGCCGGTACAACCAGGAGCCCCGACCCTGCAGATAGGGTCGGGGCTCTTGCTTCTCCTAGAAGGCTTTCCTGGTGGCGGTCCGTCCAGCCTCTCCCTCTCACCGGCACCCCTCTTAAGGGTCATCTGGACCGGTTAAACGAGTTGATACCGCCTCAGTGCCTCGCTCAAAGCACTGCGGGAGGCTCGACCAGGAAAGCCCGTCTCTAGGGCTACGGAGTCGGAGCGACGGGCTGCTCCTCCGGGGTGCCGACCGTGACCTGCAGGGTCGCGATGCCGCCGCCCACGACGTCGAAGGACTCCGTCGCGTTCCGGTCGCCGTCCGAAACGGTGACGACACAGCCGAGGCCGGGCTGCCCCGCGACCACGAGACAGGACATCGCGTCGGCGGCCGGCTGGAGTGACACGATGGTCGAGTCGGCGGTAGCCCACGTGAGATTCGCGTCGGTTGTTGGATAGCCCTTCGAGTCCACCGCCTGGACGGAAAGGGTTACCTGCTGGGTGTCGGTGAGCTGCACTGATCCTCCTGTTGCGTACTTCGTAGGGGTGTGTCCGGTACCGCTCTGCTCGTACGTGTTAGGGTTTACCACGAGCATAAGCGATGCTGCTGGCCCACCGAGCCAGGCAGCGAGTGAGTTGGCCTTGTGCAACACCTCCTCGATCGGTTGTGTCGGGTCGGAAAGTCGGACTGCGAACTCCAGCGCCTGGACCTTTACCTCGTCCGTGACTCACCTCCTGGCTAGGCCGCCTCGAGCTCGAGAATCGAACTGAATCCGGCATCAACGAACTCGTGGATTGCGGCAAAGCGCATCCGGTTCGCCAGCATGAGTGCGTCGAATTGCTCCAGGTAGCCATCGCGCTGGTCGGGTTCCGGCGCTGTCTCGTACACCGGCGGGTAGTACTGCGCGCCGGGCGAAAGGGGGGCGGTGTGCCATTCGGCAAGTGACGGCTCGGGCCAGGCGGGAAGTGGCTCGAGCGGCGGGGCACCATCGCGATGCAGACCTTGGGCGGGGCGGAGCAGCTGGAATCCGTAGTACACGATATAACCGAGACATAGTGCGGCGAGGACGATCAGTCCGATCGTAACCATCGTTCTCCTTACCTCGAAGGTACGCCGTTATGCGTTTAGCGTGTAGAACACCAAGTCCTTCGGCATCGGGAAGGACACACCGGAAAGAATGTACTTGTTCATCTGCGTCGCGTGATCCGGGCCGAGATTAGCGGCACTGATCGCCAGCAGATTCAGTAGCGACGTGTGGCGGTACGATGCGACCTGCACCAGGGAGCGCGTTCCGTCAGCGGTCCAGCGATGTCCGGTACCGGCCTTTACCGGCCCCGTTTTCGTCCCGGGCATCTGCACCGCGGGAGGGGGAGGAGGTGGAGGTAGCGTTTTCGCCATTCCGAACATGAGCTGCAGCTCGTGTGCCGTCATGCCGTCCGCACTGTTCAGGTCCGAGGGACCGAATGGCGGAACGTTGGCGTGGTCGCTAAACTGGTGCCCGAACTTGCCGGGGTAGCCCGGATTGGACCCGTACGCCGCCACGACCAACCGTACCCCGGACGGCTTCTGCGGCCACAGCGCGTTAAGATCGGAAATGTTGCCGTAGCCAATCACGCGCTTCGCGTTGCCGAGATAACTGGCGAGGTCGTGGAACTCACGGTTGATCTGCGCCGATTGGTTCCCCGATACCTGACCACCGGCCGATTCGACGTCTATCATCACGACCATCTTCGGATTCGGGTTCGGACCGATCCGGGACTTGAGGGAGGCGGAACCGTTGAAGCCGGGGCGGTAGAAGTAGTAAACGATATAGCCCCACAGCTTGCCGGACTTAACCCGCGAGTTCGCCCAAGTGACGTTATGCAGGAACTGGCTGTCGTTGTGCCCGCCATCGTGTGAGCGGAACGCGAAGAAGCTATGCGGATATTGGTCGGTGACGCCCGGCTGGAACTCCGACACATCCGACCACATCGTGTCCCGCGACAGCATACGCATTGCCGCTTCAACGTCCATCGGGATCGGGGTTGCCACCGTGGCGTCCTCTGGGCCGGTCATAAGGTCCTCCGATTCGTTTATCCGATTGTACCCGCCAAATGGCGAAAGGTCAAGGGCAGTTCGGCGGTATGATAACGGTAGCATGATCGTTATGTAGTATTACGTACAGGTGGCAGACCTGCTCGTGAGTGACGTGTCCGCGGGAGGTCAGCGAGAATAGCACTACGGTATTGAGTACTACCGAGCCGATAAACAGCACGAGCAGCAGCGCAATACCGATGCGTGCCCACCACGGGACTACCCGCTCGACCGAAGATGCAGCAGCGTGAACACCCCCGTTAGAATCAGCGGGAGCACCACTCCGCTCATCACGCTCAGGACGATCAGCCACACTCGATCCCTTCTGCTGCGCCCGCGCGTCAGCTCCTCTCGGCTGAGGTGTTCCAGATCCGTAATGCGATTCTCAAAATCGGAGTGAACCGATTCCGAGTTCCGTAGTGCGGTTGCCTGCTGCTCTAGCAAGTACACCCGTTCCAGCAGTGCGTGGTGCTCGGCATCCCACCGATCCCAGGTGACAAAGCGCCCGTCCGTCACCTCGTCACTTCCCCTTCTTCTTCTTAGCGGTCGGGTGAATCCGCCGCACCGGCATTGCGTCAACGGCAATTTGCAGCAATGATGCGAAGTCGTGCCGCATCGTTTCCATTGGCGTGACCGTCGCGGTAAGCGTCGCATCGTCCCATTCGTAGTGGCCAACCGGAAAGGTCACCGGTCCCCGGGCCACCTCACCGCCGAATGCGAAGTCACTGAGCAGCACCTTGCAGACCATTCCGGTCATGCCGTCTTGGTAAAATACGCCCGGATCGACCGGCGTACCACCGAGGTTTGTCAGCTCTCCGAACTGAACGGTAAACGGGTCCGTGAAGCCCGCCCGGGTGAACCGCTTGAACGTCTGGTTACCGACAGCCTGAGCCGCACCGGATGTCTGCACCCCCGCGCTGGATAGGTCCGTAAAGTCCTCGCGACGCCCTTGCAGGTCAATCGCGCTCTGACGTACTACGGACGTTAGCCCGTACGTCGCTTTCGTCTTGGTCGTGTCGGCGGTGGCTTGATAGCGAAGGTACAGCGCATTCGGACCACTGGCCAGTGACTGTCCGACCGGGTGTGTCGAGATCAAGATGCGATTCGGTACCGTGGGCAGGGGGACCACCGTGAGAACGTTACCCCGAGCTTGTGTCGTAACCTGCCAGGTAAGGCCACCTTTGTTGCACGCCAGATTGAGGAAGTCCGTTACCGTATTAGCACCGGAGTCCACCTGCTGACCGAGCCACACTCCCGAGACGCCACCGATATTAGTACCACGCACCCAGTCCAAGCCCCGTCCTATCGCCTGGTCCACCACGTCGTTAAACACGGTAGTATTCCACGGCGGAGTGTAGATCGCGCGGTAATCGGTACCCCAACCACCCGAGCCGTGAGCGGTTAGCGACCAGCCATCTTGACCCGGTGACGGCTCATCCAGCGTTCCCGACCAGACCACCGAACCGCCTCGGTAGGCGTAAACCACGCGGCCCGGATTAAGCGCTTCCGGCCTATTCCGTACAGGCTTTAGAAAGTTGGCGGTCAACTGATCGCAGCCGCCCGGTTGAGCCCAGCTATAACGCGGGGGCGACAGATGTCCGATATGCGATAGAGACATCCCCGTTCCACTACCGTCCGGCGGAAAGGTGACGACCTGCGTCATACCGGGACGCATTTAGAGCCCGATCAGGAAATTGATGTATCGCAGGTAGTTGAGCTGCGGCAGAGCGCCGCCCTTGATTCCGGCGTATACAGCGTGCCAGTCGTCCAGCGAGCCAAGCAGGTTCGTCTTGTCGGTGGGGTCTTGAGCATAGAAATCGTTACCGTCAAGCGTCCCGGCGGCGAACTCAGCGAGACACCGATCACGCAGTAGTTCCAGCTCGTCAAGATGCGCGAGGATAGCTTTGCTCAGCTCACACGCCTGGGCTTCGAGGTTCACTCGGGTGAAATTCCCGATCGGCATAACGCTCCCCTTAAAGGTCGTCAAGCGGAATGGTCGCGTACAGGTCCACGCGGGTCGAGGCGGCCTGGATTCCGATGCACTGGATCGAGCCGTCAGTCTCGAACTCCAGCGCGGCCATCTCAAACGACGCACCAGCGACGCGAATCGCCTGCGTGTAGCAGACGATGATGTGATTGTTCGCCGGCCGTGCGATCGTGGGCAGCCCGTTCGCCGACGACCAGATGACCGTGCCGTCAGTATCGGTGCCGGGCACCAGGAGCTTGAACGCTACGACGAGCTGGCCGTTGAAGTCGAGCCGCCAGGAGGCGTGGCCGCCAACTGTCCAGCCGTTGCTCATCGATCCCATGGCGGCCCAGTTGGTAGCGTTGCCCAGTAGCTGGTTGAGCCGCTGTTCGACGTCGTAGGTCTTCTCACTCGTCACGCTAGACGCTCCGTCCACCAGTTCGGAGTGTACCAGCCGGTAATTCCTGGCGCTCCCTGTGCGGAATAGATCATAATCCGATTGTTATGGTCGGGCGTCACGGACAACGGGCCACCGGAGAAGCGCTCCACATACTGCAACAGTGAGCTGGCCTGGTCCCGGTCCGCGGGGGAGCCGAGAGGTAGTCCGAGGTTCCGATCGGCGTCCGGGGCATCCAGCCAGATGTTATTCCACACCGAGCTCCCCGGAACGTTTATCAGTATGAACTGACCCTGCGTGTCGATTAGCAGGATATCCAGGAAGCGGTCAGCGGTGAGTGTGCTAGTCACGGTGAACCCGAAGTACGAATCGAGACCGCCCGGTGACAGCTGATTGATCGGTAGTGAGATCGGACCCATGTCTACGTACTGCAGTGTGCCGAGCAAGTCGGTACTCGGGGTGAGCGCTTTCCGAACGATATTCTGCGTTGCCGCAACGCCACCGGTATACGGGTACTGCCGAGCCTGCACCGTTAGGTCGCGGGAGGAGGACGGAGAGCTCCACGTCCCCGCGACCAGGTACATCGTATAGGTGCCATCGAAACGGGCATTCAGGTTCCCGATATCCGGGACCAGATACTCCGTGGAACCGTTCGGGCTGTCCGCTCCGTTGCCGACCGGGACCAGCGGGTTAAACGCGTCCGGGGCATTCTCGCTCGGAGTATGTACGACCAACGAGGCCAGTGGTAGTATACCGGAGGAGCCATACGACAGGCGAACCCGACCTACCGCTCCGTTACTGCCACCGTGGAATCCGGAGTTACCCGTTTCGTTGGCGCCTCCACCGCCGCCGCCACCTGGTCCGATGCTTGGTGCGTTACCGGTGAATCCCGGTCCGGAGCCGTCCTTGCTACCGCCTTGTCCACCGGGACCGCCGCTCTGTCGTTGCCGCCCCGGGTTACGAACGTCGTTGCCCCAGCCGCCATTGTCACCCGCTTGCGCGACACCTCCGGAACTGCCACCGCCGCCGCCTCGACCGTTATCCTGGTTGTTCGCGTTGGCCTGGTTACCGTCTCCACCGTCATAATGTACGTAGTTGGTCGATCCAGTACCGCCCTTGCCGCCGCCCCACGATAGCGAACTCCAGCCGCCACGACCACCGTGACCGCGGACGGTTAGTGCGTTACCAACGAAGTACGAGTCACCGCCTGCCGTGCCCACTTGTCCTGCCGAACCGCCACTCCCCCGCTGACCTACGATCGGGTGGTAAAGTGTCGACCCGGTAATCGCAACGTTTAGTGCCATTGCGTATTCGCCGGCACCGCCGCCACCGGCGCCGTTGTTATGCGAGTTCGATTGCGAACCACCGCCGCCGGCCCCCGCGCCCCACGTCTCGACCTTGTCTATCTTCGATAGACCGGCCGGGGAGGTCCAGTTGTTCGATCCAGCGGTAGTGAAATCGGCAATCGTTGAAAACGATGCCGGACCGGGTGCCGCTTGAATCAACAGTGGTGTTCGAGCAGTACCGATAATGCCGGGTAGTAGGTACAGGGCGCCGCGGTTAACCGGTGAGCCGATCGAAGTGGGCGACGCCTGTACCAGGTTAATGTACGCCGTAGCTTGAAGGGTCGGTCCAGCGATGATTCCGGTGCTGCCGACAAAGCGCGGGTCCCACAGGTTCCACGCCTCGATTATGTACCGGGTTAGGGTCGTGTAGTCAAAGTAGTTGACCTGCGGAATATGCACGCTGATGTGCTGCCAGTGCGGAGCATTCTCCAACGTTGAGGCGGAGCACTTTCGCTTGAGGCCGATGCGTATTGTCTGTCCGGTACCGTCGTATAGTGTAATCGCAAACGAGACGTTACCCGTATGCCACACCCGGAACTGCGTGTTCGTGGTACCGAGCCCGAACCAGAACGTAAACTTGGTCCGACCGGTTATGTCAAGGGCCGCGGGGAGAACCCGATCGTAGATCGGATCGTCACGTTGCCGCCGACCCCAGCGAGCGCTAAACAGCCCGACAGCAGCTTGGCTCGAGCGGGTCCACGGAGTCGGGTCATTGGACGAGTACACCGGACCACGGTTAAGGGTTACGTCGTCAAGGAAGTGGTCCTCGTTTGCCGCCGCGGTAGCGAGCACCTGACCAACGGCAATCGCGTATGCGGTGCCATCCGGTGCCGTTGGGCTACCGGTTGCTTGGGTATAGGTGCTCGTTGAATCGGTAACGTTCGATCCGCGGAGGGTCGAGATAAATGTGCCGTTGACGTCGTAGAAGCTAACGCCAATGTTACACGAGCGGGCAACCGAGTTAGCTCGATACCACCCGGCAACGGTTACCGAGTCACCCGCATTACACGCGATCGCATTCAGGTAGCTCGCAGCAGCGATGTGCGCCGCTTCCATGTTCCCCGCTGCAGCGGAACGAATCCGCAATGCACCGCCACCCGCATGCACGGGAGTGGTAACGCGAAGTACGGAGCTGTTGGTAATCCCGACCCACGTGGCTAGGGTTACCTCAAAGGTCGAGACGTCCCCGATCAGCAAGCTCGTTGCGGCGGTGTAGTCGTCAATCGTAACCGCGGTAACCGGAGTGTCGAATGCTACCGCCGGAGTGTTGAACGCCAGTGCCTCCGGAACGTCCGAGCGACCGTACGGCATCGCTTGGAACGTGACATCGACCAGCGAGAATAGCGCTTGCTCCGTCCTCACGCTATAATGCACGACAACGTTCGATAGACCCATGCAGTCAAGGAGCAGTGGATCGGCACCGTCGCGGGTCCACGTCATCACCCACGATTCCTGCGCCGTAATCTGCAGTAGTAGCTCGCGGGCACCCGCAAGGGTCAATCGGTCCTGCGCCTGGTTGCCGGTAGTCGGCACCCCGATAACGACCGGAATAGTCGGGGTGCGGTTTGACGCCCGCTGTCCCGTAACCACTTCACCGTCAAGCAGTAGGCTCGCCGTTTGCTCGTACGTAAGCTTCGGAGCGGAAAGATCGAACCCGGTACCGAGTTGGAAGATCGCTCCAGCGGCCTGCGGGTGCGTTGACACCTGCCCGCCGCTAAGCAGCTCGATTACGCCGCCGAGCACCAAGCTATCGGTCATCACACTCCCCTAGTCGAATACGCCGCACGGTACGCGGCACCGCGGGAGGCCCCGTTAAATGCGTCCGCAACTCCGGCAGCGGTGGTGATTGCATTCTGCTCAACGGCCCGGATAAGCCGATCCAGTCGCTGTATCATCGACGTGCTAAGCTGACCACCGGCCTCATCCTGCGGTCCGACCACGCGCTCGAATCCGCCGGTGCTGTTATTCACGATCGTGGTCCCCGGGGGAAGCCAGCCGCCACCGTCCATGAACTGTCGGTAACTGCCATTCGTGTAGGCCTCCCACGCACCTAGTCCTTGCGAGAGGTACTTACTCCGGGCCATTCGGGCATTCGTGGTCGGGTTGAACGGGTCACCGGGGAACGGTAGGCCGAGGATCTGCCACAGGCCGGATGCACCGGACGGGTTGTGCGCACGTGGATCGCCACCGGACTCGGCCTTCCCGATAGCGCCCATCAGGTGGGCCAGGTTCGCTGCGCCTCCGATGCTGCGCCACAGTGCGGCCATTCCCGCGACGGAATAGGCACCACTCCGTCCTAGTCCGCCACTAGGTAGTCCGTTGGGTGGCACGCCCGTCCACAGCAGCGGCATTGCGTGTAGGCCCATCAGGATCGGGCCCATTCCGCCGCCCTGGCTTATCGCCGTGCGTGCGTCCTTGACAATTGCGACGTGACCGGGGTCCGGTCCACCTCCCGGGGAATGGTAGAACGCCAAGCCACCAGATTGCGGTCCGGTCCGCTTTACCCACGCACCCTGCGCTTCCGAGGTCCGTGGTGCGCTAATACCGAAGTGGCGGTATACGGATCCAGTAAAGCCGGAGCAGTCAGCCCCGCCCGGTCCGAGGGTAGTCCCGCCCCAGACATACGGGATCTTACCGATGAAGCTCATCGCGTACTTGACTATGTCGCCGCCCTGACCGCCCATTCCGCCGAGACCGAGAAGAGTGGTAACTGCGTTCTTGAGCAACTGGGCCGGAAGGGAGGTCAACAGCTGCGCCAGCATCGCCTTGCCGCCGCCGGTTCCGCCCGGGATCATGTCGGCCATTGCGTTGGTCAGCGCTGTCTTGTTGCCGGTGGCAATCGCTGCCGTTGCCCGCGCGACATCAGCTACCTTGCTGATTACCTCGCCGAAGAAGTGGCCGATTCCACCTAGGAAGCCCGCGGGGTGCGAAGGCGGATTACCGACTCGTCCACCGGTCTGGTAACCGGGTACTCCGGCCTCTTCGAACGCGGCTCGCATTTCCGGTTTCCGACTGTCCTCCTTCGAGACAATCGTTTCCCCGGGCTCCAGTAGTGCGGGGAGAATGTCACCGCCACCGTATCCGCCTACTGCGCCACCACGCTGGAAGCCAATCGCATACGGACGAATATGCGGACCGCCGACCTTATCCGACACCCAGTCAAACGCCCGGATCAAGCCGTTGACGACATTGCCGATCACCCACCTGACCGGAGCTTTAACCACGTCACCGAGTACCTGCCAAGCCGTCTTTACCGCTTGGACGCCCGTACGGAAGGCGTTAGGAACCGTAACGGTAACGACGTGGGCTAGCGGACCGAACACCTTGTCGCGAAGGAAGCTCCAGACGTCGAGGGCGATATTCTTAATGTCGTTCCAGCCAGTACGCCATCCGCCACGCAGGAACTCGACCGCCTTGCGGATACCGTACAGTGGCAGCACGATATACTGGCCCCACCCGTGCGTAAGGAAGGTCCACGCTGCCTTCGCCCAATCCTGGATGTCCCGCCAGCCCGCCTTCCAGAAGTTGATGAAGTTACCGAACGCGTGTGGGAGCTTGTCGGTAAAGAAGCTGACGAGCGGATTGACAACGTTGCGTTCAATCACCCCGACCGCGGCGCTCCACGCTCGGTGTATCTGCGGCCAGAAGTTAATCAGCAGCGCGAATAGTGCGACCACCCCCGCGACCACGGCGGCAATCAGCAGCGGCACTCCCGCGAAGGTCGCCGCCAATATCACGCCCAGCAAGGTAACGACAACGATAACCGCTAGCAGCTCATTCGGGGAAAGCACCGACATTAGCTTGGCGATCGCGGTCACCACGATAAGCATAACATGACCGAGTGGTGCCAGCCCGATCATTAGCTTGACGAAAATAGTGAGCAACGAGATCAGTAGGCTACCGAGTAGCGGACCGTTTGCGATGACGTACTGAATGAACTGGTGAAAGCCGCTGGAGGAGGAGAGACCCTCGGCCCACTGCGCGAATGCCCTAGCCAGCTGAACGATACCCGGGAGGATGACCCGGGCCAACGGCATAAACGCGATGACGATCTCAACGAACGCATGTGCCAACGCGATGCCGGCGAGACCGAATTGCTTGAGCGCGAACGCCCCGAACGTGCCGAGCATCGTAATGAACTGGTGGAACTCCGGCGACTTGACGATTGACGAGACGACCTGACCGAGGGTCTTTATCGACCCGAGCGCCGGTCCGATTATCAGTGGTAGCAGTCCGATAAGCGACTTAGCTACGGAAAACCAGGGGGTGAGTGCACTGGCCAATGGCTTCGCGAACTCGGACTGCAAACGGTGATAGAGGCCCATCACCTGCTGCAGCATACCGAAGAGGCCCTTCTCACTTCCGGTGAGGTTTTCGGTTGCTTTGGCCTCGGCCTGCAGGGCAGCCGCACGTTGGGTACCTGTTGTCGCCGCTTTGTACTGCTGTTGCGCCAACGTGAGCTTCTGGTAGTCACCGATCATCTTCGTAATGAGCGGCATCGCAATGATGCCCACGGCCCCGATTGAGGCTATCGCACCGGTGAATGCGGAAGTCAGCGCTCCCGCGATACCGAGAAGGGGGACCAGTGCGGCAACGGCCAGTGGCGCCAAGCCGATAATGGCCGAGAACAGCGGAGTCGCAACAACGCTGCCTTCGGAGATGTTCTCGCCCATCTTGCCGAAGGCGCCACCGAGAGCGGTTACCGCACTCAGTGCACCGCCACCGAACATACTGCCGATGTTAACCCGCTTGCGGTTAAGCCGATCGACCAGGGAGGTCGTTACTTCGAGCTCAGCATCCGCTTTCGCCGTGTCAGCGTCAACCTGGATCTTGGCGCCACGGTTAAGGTTCTCGCGGAGAAGGGCGTAGGTTGCATCTACCCCGGCGATTTCCGTTTCCGCCTCGGCCGCTCCATCGACCTTTAGCTTAGCGGTGTAATCCTTACCTTCGAAGTCCTCGCCCTCGGCTTTGGCGGCATCGAGTTCATGCTGGAATTCGGAGCGATCGAGCTTGAGTTTAGCCTCGATCGAACCAGCATCAAACGTCATCCCCAGTCCGCCTCACCTGCGACAGTACGTACCGGTAGCATGCTAGGTGACGAATCGTCCTCTCCGTCCTCCCCGCTGCTGATGATCCCTTCCTTTCGCATGCCGTCGATGTACGTAAGCTTCTCCCACCACTCGCATGCGTCCCAGTCCACGGTCGGAAGGAACCGCGCTACGAGATAGCGGATCAGGCGCGCGTCCCGATACGGCTCAGGCCGTTCGCCGGCAACTGTGGCATCGAAACGGCGCCACCGGCTTCCGGGCGCAGCTCACCGGCCAGCCACATATAGAAGTGCATCCGGACACGCATCGGCAGCTTGTTGAGTTGTATCACCGTTGGCTGGTTCTTGCACAGCTTGGCGAATGCCTTCGTGAACCCGGAAACGAGCTTGCTAATCCCGATTTCACCGTCCATGTCGGCCATCGCCTGCATGATCGCCTCGGGTGCCGCGTCATCTGCCACCTGGTTAATACCGGCGATCGCCATTACCTCTCGCGACACCTTGGTGAGATCCTTGAACAGCGTCTCGATGTCCTTGTCGGACGGTTCCGGAACCGTCCCACTTCCCGCGTTGTACTTCTCGAAATTCCAGTCGAGAGGTGCAACGACCGTTCCTGCATCGAATCCCACGGCTGCCTCCTAGCCGTTGGTAAGCCGGTACCGGCTTACAGTGCCGGCGAAATGATGTCGATGACCTGGCAGTTGCTCAGGTCGGTCAACGAGTTGAGGGTGATCGGGTACATCCGCTTGTCCGCAGCACGGCGGAAAGTGGTCTGCACCTGACCGGCCGACATGATCTTCGGGACAACGAAGACGCGGGGGAACCCGAAGTCGTTCTTCGCGAGGATCGCACAGGCGAGGGTCGCGAAGTTCGTGGAAAGGGTCAGCGTCTTCTTGCCGGGAACGCCGGTGGCCTGCGCCTGGGTGGCAATCGAGCCGCCACCGCCATACGCGAGGTTGATGTTCGCCAGCGTCTCTTCCGCGAGGGACGTCGTAATCGTGAACGTGGCCGTCTGGACCAACGACGCGACCGGAATCGGCGTTTCCTCGACCTGAATGTTGTTCATGTTCGGCGAGAACTGAAGCTGGACGCCCTGATCGGTCGAGCCCACGTAGTTCCAACCGATCCACTTGGACTGGTCACCAAGGTCGATGTCCGCCGGAAGTGCGGTGGCGAACTGTGCCGTGTACAGGTAACCGGTACCGAACAGGACCTCCTGCGTCAGAATGCTCGGGGGCAGGAACTGAGTGCCAAGGTTCGGCATAACCCCGTCCTCCTTTCGTTATTGCGCCGTTATCGGGGTTGCTTGCACGAGCCCGACGCTAACCGACGTGATCGGCGATATGTCGACGTAGGTGTTCCCGTCCGCTTGCTTGTAGTTGACCGGGTGGAACCCGCCAACCAGATACGTCTTGCCGGCCGGGATCGTTGCGATCGGCATCTGAGCTGACGCCGGAATTGCGCCTTCCTTGGCGACCAACGGGCTGACCTGCTCGGTGAGGGTGATCGGCGCACCGCCACCGTTGTTGACGACAAGCAAGTGCTGGCCGTTGTTCACCCACTGGACGCCGGTATTCGCACCAATCGGCGTTAGTGCCGCCGCCGTAACGTCGACACCCGCACGGCTGGACGCGACGGGGTTAAGGGCTAGGCGTGCCACCGGTTGCCTCCTCGTCTGCCTGGTTGATGAGTGTTACTCCCGCCGCTTCGGCGGAATCGAGTAGCGCCGAAGCCTGCTGCGGCGTGAACGACCGGTATTCATCGGCCACGACCGTGGCGTCGATTACCGCGAACTCGGAGATGCTCGGGTCATCGACCTTCAGCATGACGGCATCGGCGGGAGCATCCGGTGCAACTTCGATCAGCGGTGAACCAGCTGGAACGCCAGTCCCTCCGTCATCATGCACCGCCCCCGCGCTATCCACCGGAGGCGCCCCGGCCGGAGCAGCAGAAGACGCGGGGGCGGCAGTCTCTTCGGTCCATCCTTCGGATTCGGTCATAGTCCGACCACCATTCGATAGTTACTTACGTACTCGAAGCGATCGCCGTCATCCGGCGGCCCCAGCGGTGCCGGTGCACTGCCGATTCGATCGAGCGCTTGGAAGCGGGTACTTCCGATCAGCATCGGCAGTGGCGCACCCAGTAGCAACGCGTCGTACTGCTTAGCCATTATCTCCGGACCGCTCTGGTCATTCGCATCCCCGCGTATCCGTAGCTGGAAACTCTGATCGTCCAGCGACCCTTCGTCCAGCAGCCCGGCTCCACCGACAAAGGTAAACGTGGCCAGCACGGACGGCATCGGCGGAATGTACGGACCCCGATTGATTAGCTGCGCATCGAAGCCCAGCTGCAACAGGAAGCCGTTGAAGTCCTCCCACACCCACGCCACTACGCACCCCCGGGATGCCGTGGCGGCGCACCGGTGTGGTGCTCAACGTGGTGCCAAATGTACCCCAGCAGTGGACCCGGCAGCGGGATCAATCGGGCCTTCGCTCTCAGCTCTTCCTCGCTAAGCCGGCGGGCAAGTGGCGCACGATCGTAAACGGTGGAACCGTCCGAAGTGACGATCGGGTGTCCGGATCGGCGGAGATCGCCCCACAGTAGCGGTGCACGCTTCGCAACCCCGCCTTCACCGGCGAGATCTTCCATCGCGGAACGCATGCCACCGGTACCGCCATCCTCAAGGACCGTACGGGCGACTCGCTTGAGATAGTCGTCCCGGCTATCCATCAACGGTTGCGAGAGGTACTTGGCCTGTCCGCCTTGGGGGTGGTTCAGGTTAAGGTCTTCGTGCTGGCGCTGCGCGTACACCTGATCAACGACAACGGACCCGACAAGATCACCGCTCCCGACAATGCGGGAGAGCTCACTCATTCGTTCTCCGAAGTTACCGCTCATACCGAATCCTGCATCGCCGGGTCGGACTCCCATCCCGTTCCACGGGTTTCAATCTCCGTCCCGTCCGGACCACCGCTAGGACGAAGTACGAGACCGAAGTCCTCCTTGGTGAATGCCGTCGCGCCGTATAGCAACGGGTTAAACACCAGTGGTCTCGTCTCGGCCGGAACTGCATCCGTGACGGTCGGGGTGATGATGTCGATCTCGCTGTCACGAATCTGCTTCAGCGTAGCCGTGGCGTCCTGGTACAGCAGGTATACGGGGTCCTGCGCCGCCAGGTCCTTTCCCTTGCGATACGCGAGGGTACCGTAGTACGCTCCCAGCGCGAGAACGAGTCCTTTGAGCAGTGGCGGCACGTTGGTATCCGTGAACGCCTTACCCGTGGACGCGTCCACCACTGACTGACCACGCAATAGGTGCTGCGTCAGTTGGTCATCCGTGAGCTCGGCGCACGTTCCGGAGAAGTTACCGTCCGGTGCTACGGCCTCACGAATGTCGGCTGGAAGCGCATACGTCACTTGTCCGCGGCCTCCTCGTCCTTCTCTTCACCGAAGGCCGGTGTGGGCACGCGGGGGCGCCAGAGACGGTCGATCTCGTCCTTGGTCGCCTTCCGGACGGCCCCGCGATCCCGGAGTTCGGTTGCCACCGATCGCGGCATCTCCTGGACCGAATCGGCGTACAGCAGCTGACCGTTGAGTGGGACGTTGTGCAGCATGTACGCCTTGACCGTCGGGTCATCGACCTTCGCCGGTGTCGTCATTCCTCCTCCTACTCTGCCGGCAGCGTCGTGCCACCTGCTGGCGGTGCGGCCGTGGTAACACCGGTCAGCATGCACACGGCCTGCGGCTGGTCGACACCGATTGCCGATGCCCGCTGTACGTCGGAACGCCACGTCTTGCGTGGCTCATCCCGGTAAAGCGGACTCGCCGTGAGCGGAATCTCATCGCTGTAGAAGCCGAGGCGATTCCGTTGCATGACGAAGGCGGAACCGGCCGGGCACTGCCGGGAGACCAGAACGTCGAGGTTCATGATCTTGTTCGGCAGGAGGCCGGTGTACTGGATCGAATCGGTGGCCGCGTCGCCAATGTACGGCTTCGCGAAGTCCGCCGACTTGAAGATGGCCAGCTTGGCCGTGTGGTCGATGATCAGCGTGTCCGGTTCGAACCCGAAGAAGTTCTGGCCCTGGGCGTCGTACGCTGCGTTCTCGACCAGCCAGATCGCGTCCGAGATGTGCGTTCGGAGGATCCCCGCGCTGGATGGCGTCGGGTCACCGCCGAGCGCCTTCGTACCGTCCCACGCGTCCGATGATGCGATCGCGTACGTACTAGTGGACGGAATGTTCGCCACGAGCAAGGTGAAGAACGCCTGGTTCCAGTTCTTGACCATCGTGTTCTTGACCTGCGTGAGCTGCCGGTTCACGGGGTCCACGATCTGCCTCCGGCGCATCGCGTCGGACACCTGGATCGCCAGTGAGCGCTCATAGCTGTACGCCACGAGCAGTTCCCCGACCGCCGCTGCGACAGCCGGCACTTCGGCGAACTCAGCACGGATGTCCGAGTCATTCTGCGCGAACAGCGGCGTGGACCGCTCGAACCGGACTGCTCCGGACTCGTTCATACCGGCATTCCGGAGCACTGACTCCACGATGAACTCGTTCGACATCAGGTCGAGAATCAGCGCCGGAATGCGCAGTGGGTCCTTCAGATAGTCGTCAACGGTGATTCTCTGGCCGTCATACGAGCTAGCTATCGGGAACGTCTGCGTAACCACCCGGTCCCTCCTTTCCTAGTTGAGTGGTTGTCCGTTCAGAGGTTCGGCCCGATACGGGCACGAGCCACTGTTCCGGCGCCGGCCACACCAAGGGGCTCGGTGCAACGGCCAACGACCGTGTCAAACGTACCCGCACCGATTGTCTTGACCTGACCGGTGGCGTCCGCCGCCAGCAGCACCCCGAATGTCGCGGCCGAGTTGTACGTGACGCGAATGTCCACGCCGTACGCAACGGCCAGGTAGTCGGGGTTCTGGGCGATGTTCGCCGGGTTCTGTGCATCCTGGGACGTGCGGACACCGGCGTCGTGAAGCGCAACTCCCAGGCAGGATATTGCGTTCGCCGTCGCGGTCTTCACATTCCCGAGGACGCCGTCCGGCATGACCAGCTGACCGCCAAGAACGGTCGAGATGACCGGGTACGAGACCGGACCCTGTCTGACGTAAGGAACGACGCCTGGCATCGGCTACGGCCCTCCTCTCCTATTCTTCGAGCTACTTCTCGAGTGGTTTCGATCAGAGACCGAATGCGGAACGCGCGGCCTTGACGAAGTCCTTCGTCTCTTCCCGCGAACGCTCGTCCTCCTCCTTCTCCTCGTCGTCCTCCAGCCCGTTGCCGATGACGCTGGACAGGTCGAGCAGCTTGATCTGCTTGCCGAGCTCCGTGAGGACGCGACGCATGACCGCACCGGCGTCGATCTCGTCGCCACCGGAAAGCTCGATCACGTGACCGGACCCTTCCAGCAGCGGCCGGGCCAGGTC